GCTGGCGGTGGAGATCGCCGCGCAGGTCGAGAAGGACCAGAGCAAGCCCGTGCCCGTGGTGACGCTCGGCAAAGACCACTACCAGCACAAGTCCTACGGTCGCATCTACACCCCGGTGTTTGACGTGGTGGAGTGGGTCGGCATGGAAGGCCCCGAGGCGCCTGAGCCCGCGGAGGCCGCGCAGCCCGAGCCCACGGGCCGCCGCCGTCGCGCGGCCTGATCGTCAACCTGAACGGGATGGGGGCTTCGGCCCCCATTTTTGACTGTGACGATACTTTGGCTGGATTTTGAGACGCGTTCCCGCGTAGACCTCACGGTCGCGGGGGCGTACAACTACGCGCAGGACATGAGCACCGAGGTGCTGTGCATGTCTTACGCCTTTGACGACGATGAGGTCGTCACCTGGCGCCCCGGCGAGACATTCCCCGAGGCCGTGCGGCAGTACAAGGGCCAGATTCGCGCCCACAACGCCGCGTTTGAGCGGTTGATCTTCTGGTATGTGCTGCAGATCAACTTCGATCTGGAGCAGTTCTATTGCACCGCAGCGCAGGCCCGCGCGAACTGCGCGCCTGGCAGCCTAGAGGACGTGGGCCGGTTCGCTGGCGCGGGCATGCGCAAGGATCACCGGGGCGCGCAGCTGATCCGGCTGCTGTCCATCCCGCAGGCCGATGGCACCTTCCGCGAGGACGCGGCGCTGATGGCCGAGATGGTGGTTTACTGCGAGCAGGACGTGCGGGCCATGCGGGCGTTCAGTCAGGCCATGCGCGACCTGTCAGCCGACGAGCTGGCCGACTACCACGCCAACGAGCGCGTGAACGACCGCGGCGTGCTGGTGGACGTGGCGCTGTGCCGCGCGGCGCAGCAGTACGCCGTCGAGGAACTGGACGCCATCCAAGCCGAGGTGCGCGAGATCACCGAGGGCGTCATCACCAGCGTGCGCAGCCCGCGCATGCGCGAGTGGGTCTGGGAGCGCGTCGGCCCCGAGGCGCGGCGGTTGATGACGGTTCACAAAGACGGCGAAGAAAAGCAGTCCATCGACAAGTCCGTCCGTGCCGCGCTGCTGATTCTAGCCGAGGAAAACCCCGACGAGGTGCCGGCGCACGTCGCTGACGTGATCCAGTGCGCCGACGACCTGTGGGCCTCCAGCGTGGCGAAGTTCAAGCGGCTGGAGGAACTGGCCGACGTGGAAGACCACCGGGTGCGGGGAGCATTTGTCTTCGCGGGCGGCGCAGCTACTGGCCGTGCAGCGTCGTATGGAATTCAACTTCACAATCTGTCACGCAAGACCGCCAAAGACCCGCAGGCCGTGCGCCACGCGATGGTGCGCGGCCACCAGATCGTGCCGCAGTTCGGCAAGCGGGTAACCGACGTGCTGCGCGGCATGCTGCGCCCGTCGCTGATCCCCGCGCCTGGCCACTCGTTCGTCGTGGCCGATTGGTCGGCCATCGAGGGCCGGGTCAACCCGTGGCTGGCGAAGTCGCCCGCGGGCGAGGCCAAACTCGACGCCTTTCGGCAGCGGCTGGACGCCTACATCGTCAACGCCGCCGCCACCTTTGGCCGCCCCTACGCCGACATCCTGGCCGGCTACGAGGACGAGGAGCCCGAGGCGACGGCACAGCGCCAGCTTGGCAAGGTGCAGGAACTGGCCTGCGGCTTCGCGGGGAGCGTCGGCGCGTTCAACGCGATGGGCCGCGCCTACGGGGTCGTGCTGCCCGAGGCCGAGAGTCGGCGCATGGTCAACGCCTGGCGGCGCGCCAACCCGTGGGCGCCTGCGTTCTGGTCGGACCTTGAGCGGGCCTACAGCGCCGCGATGCGCCGCAAGGGGCAAGAGTTCACCGCGGGCCGTATAACCTACCTTTACGACGGGGTTCACCTCTGGTATGCGCTGCCGTCCGGGCGTATCCTCTGCTACCCCTATGCGCGCCTGGACTCTGACGGTATCAGCTACGCCAAGGCCGCCTGGAAGCCCGCGGCCGACGCCAAGGAGTGGCCCCGAGCCCGCCTGTGGCCGGGGCTGGCGTGCGAGAACGTCACGCAGGCCACCGCGCACGATCTGCTGCGCGGGGCGCTGCGGGCGCTGCCCGAGGCCGTGCTGCATGTGCACGACGAAGTGGTCTGCGAGACGACCGACCCCGAGGGTACGACTGAACTGATGCGGCGCGTGATGACGACGCCGCCTGAGTGGGCGGCAGGTCTGCCGCTGGACATTGGCATCAAAACGATGGAGCGTTACGGGAAATGACAACGACAGCAGAGTTCATCGAGTGGCTGGCCGCGCTCGCCCCCGAGGGAGAGACGGCCTTGATCGTGCGACAGACCCCCCGGCGCGGGGAGGGCGGCGAGGTGCAGCTGCACCCCGATGGGGCCGTGAAGGCGACATGGCCCGCGTTCCTGCCCACGCGGCGCGTGAAGGCCGACGAGGCGTGGTTTGGCAATACGGCCAGCTTTGTGATCGACCGCTTCATCGAGGGCAAGCCGAGCGCCAGCGCGGCGAACTGCGAGTACGTCCTGGCGATGATGCTGGACGACATCGGCACAAAGTCCAAGGAGCCGCCGCTGGCCCCGACATGGATCATGGAGACGAGCCCCGGCAACTATCAGTGGGGCTACGCCTTTGGCGAGCAGCCGACGAAAGCCGAGTACGCCGCCGCCATCGAGGCGATTGCCGAGGCGGGCTACACGGACCCCGGCGCGTGCAACCCCGTGCGCAACTTCCGGCTTCCTGGGTCGGTCAACCTCAAGCCCAACGCGGGCGCGTTCGCCGCGCGCCTGGTGGAGTTCGACCGCAAGCGGGAATACTCGCTCGCGGAAATATGCGCCGCGATGAACGTCACGCCCAAGCCCGTGTCCAGCAGCGGGCCGAAGCCCGTGCGCCTGGCCGACGATGGGGCCGACGACGTGGCCGCCTGGCTGTCGTCCAAGGGCCTGGTGCTGTCGCGCCCGAACCCGCAGGGCTGGATGGGGGTTGTGTGCCCTAACGCCGCCTCGCACACCGACGGCAACCCCGAGGGCCGCTATCTGCCTTCCGGCCGGTCGTTTTGCTGCCTGCACAGCCACTGCGTCGATCTTGATTCCGCGTGGTTCCTCGAGTGGGTGGCCGAGCAGGGCGGGCCGAAGCACACGCCTGGCCTGCGCGACGAACTGCTGCAACAGGCCATGCTCCAGACCATCGGCCGCCTGACGCCGCCGCCTGAGCTGGCCGCCGAGGCCGCGCAGGCTCTGGCCGAAGTCGAGAAGCGCGAGGTCGGCCGGGTCGAGAAGGCCGGTTGGTGGGACCGCTTCGCCTACCTGGTGGCCGACGATGCGTACTTCGATCTGGAGGAGCGCCGGCAGTTGTCGCGCGGTAACTTCAACGCGATCTTTCGGCACATCTCCTGCCGCAGCATTCACGGCAAGAACCCGAAGATCGAGTCGTCAGTCTGTTATGACGAACACCGGCAGGCCAAGGGCGGCCGGGTGCTGCAGGGCGTCACCTATGCGGCCGGCGAGTCGGTCCTCGTCTCGCGCTCCGGTGACGTGTACGGCAACCGCTGGCGCGACGCGCGGCCGGTGGCCGCCCCGGCGCCGGATGCTGACGTGGGCCGCTGGCTGGCGCACGCCGAGGCGCTGATCCCCGATGCGGCCGAGCGGGCGCATGTCCTGGATGTGATGGCCTACAAGCTGCAAAACCCCCGCATCAAAGTGAACCACGGCATCCTGCACGGGGGCACGCCTGGCGCGGGTAAGGATACTCTCTGGGCCCCTTTCTTCTGGGCCGTGGGGAAGGCGAACGTCTCGCTTGTGCGCAACGAGGAGATCACCAGCCAATGGGGCTATGCCTACGAGTCGGAAGTCCTTGTCCTGAACGAGTTGCGTCAGACCGAGGCGCGGGATCGTCGGGCGCTCGAAAACACCCTCAAGCCGATCCTGGCCGCCCCGCCAGAGACGATTCCGATTCAGAGGAAGGGCCTGCACCCCTACGACGCCCTGAACCGGCTGCTGGTGGTCGCCTTCACGAACGAGCGCGCGGCAATTAGCCTGCCCTCAGATGACCGCCGATGGTTCGTCACTTGGTCCGGTGGCGAGCCGATGCTAAAGGAGGCCGCCGCCGCCCTGTGGGCCTGGTACGCGACCGGCGGGTATGAGGCGATTGCCGGCTGGCTGCTGGCGCGGGATGTTTCGGCGTTCCAACCTGGCGCTGCGCCCCCGATGACCGAGGCGAAGGCGATCATGCTGCAGGCGGGGCTCTCAGGCTCCGAGGCGTGGATTGTCGAGCAGGCCACCTACCGCCTCGGCCCGTTCGCCCGTGGAGTCGTTGGCGGCCCGTGGCAGGGCCTTTGCGATACGCTCCAAGCCCTAGCCCCTGGGCATCTCAAAATCGTCGTGCCCGCCCTGTTTCATGGGCTCAGGGAGGCCGGCTGGCACGATATGGGCCGGGTTTACAGCGTGGATCACCCGACGAAGCGTCACGCCTACCGCGCGCCCGATTGGACGGGCTCTAAAAGCGACGCGCGCCGGCTGTTGGAGCTTCCTTCGCCCAGTAGCGCGGAGATTATTGCGCGCGTGAAGGGCTAGGGGTCAAAAAGAAGGCCCGCCGGCTTGTGGCTGGCGGGCCTAAGCCGCGGGGAGCGGCGTTGGAGGAGATGACAACTAGCGAGGCTGACTATAGATCAAGGGCGATGAGGATGCAAGCGGCGACAAAGGCCGCGAGAAGTGCCCATATCATAGGCTGCCCCATTGGTCGGCCATAGCGGCGGCGATGCCGGGGAAGGTGGCGGCGGCAATCTTCCAGCGTTCGGCGCGGGTGCCGCTTGTGATGTGCGACCACTTGCTCATGCGCTGGCCGTTAGCTTTCGTGTAGAACTCGCCCTTGCTCACTAGGCTAGTGGGCGCCAGCGGCGGGAGGTTTTTTAGCCATAGGCAGGTCGGCTTGTTGGCCTCGTGCCCGAATTGCCACGGATTGATTATTTGCGCGGGCTTTTGCCAATGACTATTCAGCCACCCTACGGGGTTTTCAATGGCAATACGCGGGATGGGCGCGTCCCATAGCAGCCGCACAAAATCGGCCGCCTGGTGAGTTTGTTCCCAGCGTTCGGGGCGTTTGTGGTTCCACCATATGCCCATGCCGCATAGATAAGTGCACGGCGGGTGGGCGACCATCAAATCCCACCCCATCTCAAGCACGTCCCGCACGTCCCCCTGATAGTGCGGCCCCGGGGCGTCTGTCGGCAGAAGATCGCACGATAGCGCCTCATGTCCTCGGGCGATGAACGCATCCCGCACGGCGCCGCTGTACTCGCAGGCGACTAGTACCCTCATGCGCGCCACCATGCCGGGGCCGCGCGGCCTGGGCCGAAGGCGCGGGAAGTATCGTCGGGCGGGGCCAGTTCGGCCAATACGTCCTCTAGGATGATGCAGGGGCCATCGTCGGGCGCATCGTCGCGGGTAAGCGCGACGGGTGTATCGGCGTGCATCTTGGCAACATACGCCAGCAAGTCGGAAAGGGTCGGATGCATGTTAGTCCACCTCACAAAGCAGGCCGACAAGGGTAATGGGCAGGGCCAGCCACCACGGGCAGAATGTCCAGATGACGGCCAGCGAAGCGCAAATGATGATTAGGCTCATTCGTCAGTCTCCACGGTGTCGATGCCGGCATAGGTGGCGGCAGGGGTGTCGGGCAGGGGCGCGTACAGCGCGAGATGGTCTACATGCGACGGATACGCTGGCAGCTTGAATTGCTGGCTGTTGAGCGCGAAGTATTGGCGCACATAGTCGGCCGTGCTCATGGTCGGGTTCCATTTCGGGAATAGGCGTTTCTCACTGCGCGCCCAGCGCGTGCGCAGGGGCTTGAGCGCGGCCAGCTGCAGCGGGACCGTAGAGCCTGGCGCGAGGGTGTACCGGGCGCGGGTTCCGTCGGGGTAACGGGTGTCGATTGTGTGCATGGTTCAGGCTCCCTCGAGCATGCGGGCGCATGCTGCATCGTAGATTTCGCGGGCGTTTTCGCTCAGGGTTTCGACGCTCAGGGACGGGCGCGGGCGGAAGCTGCGCGAGAGCTTGCACAAGCGCGCATACTCTCGGGACCATTGGCCCCCGTGGCAATGGCTCAGGGCCAGATAGTAGGCCTCAGCGATGTCGAATCGGTCGAAGTAAGGCATGGCTGTCATCTCCTATTGAACAACGACAAGGGCGCCGCGGCCGCCGCTGCGCTGCGCGCCACACCAGCCGGCGCCGATGCTGGCGATGCGGCCGTCGCAGACCTTCGCCTCGATGTACTGGATTTTGCACGTGTACCGGTAGCTATTCGGGACGAAGCCCGCTGCAGCGTAGACCCGCACGCGGTTCTGAGCGCGTGCGGCCTCGCGGAGGGCGATGCGCACGCGAGACCAGTCGCACGCGCGCTTGGTGGAAAGGGTTTCGGCGGGCAGGGAGGCGCGCAGCGCGCGCAGCTGGGGGCGAAGGTGGAAAAGCATTGTCAATCTCCTAGAACGGCGCCGGCTTGGCCGGCAGGGGTTGAGAATCAGAGACTCAGCGCTTTGCGGGCGATGGCGTCGCACTCGTCGGCGTCGAGGTCGCCGCCGAACGCCGACTCGATGTTGTGGCCCAGCGTCTCGATGGTCCAGCCGTCGCAGGCGCGGAGGCAGGCGCGGGCGTGCTCCATTGCCTCGCCACGCAGAGCCACCATATCGGCGTCGCTGGCTTCAAGCGCCGCCATAGCGGAGGCGCCGTGCATGGCCTGCGCCAAGGGGGATTGCAGTGCGCCGGGGTACTTGGCGGCGACGAGGGCTCGAACTTGATCTGCGGTCATCTCATCATCCTCTCAGTAGGGCGCCGGCTCAGCCGGCAGGGGTGGACGTGGCGCGCGCACGGGCCGCGCGTCAGGGGGAAGGGAAGGGTAGTGCAAGGGCACGGGCGGGAAGGGCCACACGGGGCCTCTACGGGGCTTAGGCGTGGTCATGCTGGTGCCTCAGATAGCGTGCGCGCGGCTGTCCGCGAACACGAACACGTCACCCTTCGCGTCCGGGCGCCCGCCTTCGATCAGCGTGCCGGTCCAGCCTTCCCGCCGCGCAAGGGCAACGGCTGCCGCCGCGTGGGCGTTGTCGTCGGCCCAGTAAGACAAGGTGAGCGGGCGCACGCCCTCAGCCTCAGCGCGCACGCGGGCGCCGCGGCAGTTTGTAGCGGGCAGATACTTAGTCCAGATTGCTTTCATGTCATCTCTCTCCATGTAGTGTGGGCTTGGCGCTGGTGCACCCCATAGGCGCCCGCACGGGGCGCCTAGGCGGGTAGATCAGGCTTGGCTGGTGGCGCGGGCGATGGCTGCGCGGGCGGCTTCGAAGTGATAAGGAACATCTAGCCCTTGCAGGCCGGGGGATTGCACCCCTAGCAAAGCCGCTCGCTCTACATTTAGCAGCAGCACCAATGCCGCGAGCAGATCGGGCGCGGCCTCAATAAGCGGCGCAACTTCCGATTCAAAGCGGCCAGACGCGCGGACGGTGAATGCGTTATCGACGCGGGCGGTGACGGTAAGGGATTGCATAGTGTCAGTCTCCGATGGTGCGCCCCCGTAGGGGCGCGGGTTGAGGGTTACTGTTCGCTGGCGTGGATCAAGGCGCCGCTAGGCGTGCGCAAGAATTCGTCGGACACGTCGCACTGGACGATGATGCGCTCGATCTCCCGCTGCGTGCGGGTAGAGCCGGCGCGGTGAACTATGGCGAGCGTGCGCAGGTAGGCGCCGCGGCCTTGAACGAGCGCGCGCTGCAGGTGCTTGGTTTCTTGCTTGGTCATGTCATCGACTCCGGTTAGGTTGACCTAGACCGCCTACATACGCCGCGCCTAATTCCAGGTCGCTAGGTAGTTGTCAAGGCAAGACAATGTAAGGCATGTTCGTTACCCGAGTAAAGTGTGGGGGCTTATACGGGTTTTTAGGGCATAGGGTAGCCATGCCGCTAGGCGCTGCGCCCAGGCGCGATGTGCGAGGGGGCTAGGTACTCTAGGCTATGTCTATATGACTCTTTGATTGAATGATAAATATAAGTAGGGGCTTATATAAGCAACATGGGGTAGCGCGATTCTGTTTTGATAGCCTAAGCGCCTATATAGCCTATCGGCCCCGAGCCCCCTCGCACCCGCGCCTGCAGCCCCCAGTATGCGGGCTAGGCGTACCCGGCTCAATAGCCTAGATGGCATACCACCAGGGAAGGGGGCGGCCGACCTCGATATGCATAGCCTAGATGGCCTAGAGCGCCTAGATGGGGGCTACCGGCTGCCAGCCGGTAGCCTAGAGCGCCTAGGCTGCCTAGCAGCTGGCGGGCGCGCGCCCAGGCGCCCGGGCGGCTGCCGGCGCTCAGGCGGCTAGGCGGCCAAGCCGGGGGGAGGGAGGGCCGAGCGGATGGGCCAATAGGAACGGAGGGGCCGCAACCAAAATTTATTTTTTGAAAAACTAGGCCTATACTCCGCAGCCATGTTCAAGAGCTTGCCGCTCACGACCCGCGAAGTCCGCGCAACCGAGGCGGTGCTCAACCGCATCTACGACGCTGCGCGGCTCGGGCTCAAAGGGGACGCGCTGGCGCTGGCCAGCGGACTGTTGCCCGCCGAGTACCGGCGCCTGCGCGAACTGGACCCGATTGCCGACCTGGCCGAGCAGAAGGGGCGCGCGGACGGCGAGATGGCCATGTCCAAGAAGTTGCACGAAGCGGCCGAGACGGGCGACGCCAAGGCGGCGCTGGAAATCCTGAAGCACGCCCACGGCTGGGTGGCCAAGCAGCAGGTGCAGATCGACGTGGCGCAGCAGATCAGCATCACGGCGGCGTTGGAAGCCGCGCAACGGCGTGTGGTCGAGGTGATTGAGGACCAGAGCAATGCAAGAACCGAAGTTTTCGGCCGATCAGGAGCAGGGGCTGATGTCCCGGCTTTGGTCGCCGCAGATCGCCAACGACCCTGAGAAGTTCGTACTTTTTGCGTACCCGTGGGGGGAGGCCGGCACGCCGTTGGCTCGGTACAAAGGGCCGCGCGCCTGGCAGCGCAAGGTGCTGCGCGACATCCGCGACCACATCGCGGGCAATCAGGACGTAGACCTGTACAAAGTGCTGCGCATGGCCACGGCCTCGGGCCGGGGCATCGGCAAATCGGCGCTGGTAAGTTGGCTGGTGCTGTGGATGCTCACGACGCGGATCGGCGCCAGCGTGCTGGTCAGCGCCAACAGCGAGGCGCAGCTCCGCAGCATCACTTGGGCCGAAATCACCAAGTGGCTGGCGATGTTGATCAACAGCCACTGGTGGGAGATCAGCGCCACGCGGATCACGCCGGCCAAGTGGTTGAGCGAGATCGTGGAGCGCGATTTGCGCAAAGGCACGCGGTACTGGGGCGCGGAGGGGCGGCTGTGGTCGGAGGAGAACCCGGACGCCTACGCGGGCTTGCACAACGCTGACGGCGTGATGCTGATCTTCGACGAGGCCAGCGGCATACCGGACGTGATCTGGGACGTGAGCCAAGGCTTCTTCACTGAGAACACGCCGCACCGGTTCTGGCTGGCGTTCAGCAACCCCCGGCGCAATCAGGGGTACTTCTACGAGTGCTTCAACGCCAAGCGGGACTTCTGGAACACCCGGCAGATTGACGCGCGCACGGTCGAAGACACCGACAAGTCGATCTACGAGCAGATCATCGCGGAGTACGGCGAAGACAGCCCGCAAGCCAAGATCGAGGTCTACGGGGAGTTCCCGACCGCGGGCGACGACCAGTTCATCGGGCCGCAGCTTGTTCGCCAAGCGTTTGCCAGGCCCAAGTACAAAGACCCCGAGGCGCCCATCGTCATCGGCGTGGACCCGGCGCGCGGTGGGGCCGACAGTACGGTCATCGCCGTGCGTCAGGGGCGCGACCTGGTGGAGTTGCGGCGCTTCCGGGGCGACGACACCATGACCGTTGTGGGGCACGTCATCGAGGCGATTGAGGACTTCAAGCCCGCGCTGACGGTGATCGACGAGGGCGGGCTCGGGTATGGTATCCTTGACCGCCTGACCGAACAGCGGTATAAGGTGCGCGGGGTCAACTTTGGCTGGAAGGCCAAGAACCCGATCATGTGGGGCAACAAACGGGCCGAACTGTGGGGCGCGATGCGCGATTGGTTGCGCAGCGCCTCGATCAAGGAGGACCGGCAGCTGTTGGCCGACCTGACCGGACCGAAAGTGAAGCCCGACAGCAGCGGCACGATCTTCTTGGAGTCGAAGAAGGACATGAAAGCACGCGGATTGGCATCACCCGACGCAGCCGATGCGATTGCGGTGACGTTTGCCTTTCCGGTGGCCAGCCGCGAGCGCGTTGAGCGCCCGCGCACGCTCGTCGCCCGCGAGCGCGCGGGCATGACCACCAGCTGGCTGGGGGCGTGATGGCTAGGAAATCCGTCAGTTTGAGCGTCGGCCGGGGCGAAAAGCTCCCGGTCAGCAAGGGCGCGGGGCTGACGGCCAAGGGGCGCGAGAAGTACAACCGCGAAACCGGCTCCAACCTCAAGGCGCCAGCGCCAAATCCCAAAACCGAGGCCGACAAGGGCCGCAAGGCCAGTTTCTGCGCGAG